ATATGTATTCACAGCCTCCCCAAGATGTAGACGGCGATTAAACAAAGTATGCGTAGTCAATAAATACGTATATGCTACTACATGAATTATATGAAGTTGTTATATACGAAGAAAGGTTAAACGTAAAGCCAATAATATCTCCTTCTATAAAATTCCTAGACAAAGTCTTCAAAAACAATAATTACGAAATGCGGATAGTAGGTGGTGCAGTACGAGATATTGCATTAGGAAAGTTACCTAAAGATATTGACTTTGCGACAAACGCCACTCCAGACGAAATGATTGCTATACTTGATAAAGCAAATATCAGACATAAGCCAACAGGTTTAGAACACGGTACTATTACAGCAATTATAGATAGCGAACCATTTGAAATCACAACACTAAGAGCAGACATAGAAACTGATGGCAGACATGCTGAAGTTGAATTTGTACGTAGTTGGGAAGAAGATGCCAAACGCAGAGACCTAACATACAATGCTATGAGCATGGACGTTGACGGTAACGTTTATGATTATTTTGGCGGCATGGATGATTTACAAGATAAAGTAAGTAAGTTTGTAGGTGATGCAGAGAAAAGAATTACAGAAGATTATTTACGTATATTACGTTACTTCCGTTTCCAAGGAAGGTTATCAACACCTAGTTGGAACGATGATACACTAAAAGCAATTACTACACATGCAAAAGGTTTAACACAAATAAGTGTTGAACGTATTTGGCAAGAAATGGGCAAAGTACTTTCTGGTAACAATGTTGCTAATGTTCTAGATAATATGACTAAAACAGGTGTTAGTAAAGTTATTGGATTAGCAACAAACGATTTAAATAAAATACAAGATAACGGCAATCCTATAATTGCACTAGCACAAATGGGCAACAATGTGGATATAGCAAAACGGTGGAGATTAAGTAATACTGAGGCAGTATTATTAGATTTTTTAGTTAAAAATAAGAACAATGCACTTGACACAAAAAAAGTAGAAGATATGATTGCTGACGGAGTTGACAAGGAAAAGATTTCAGCACTAGCAGAGTTACAAGGTAAAAGCGATATGGTAGACCATGCGACTACTGCTAACGTACCTAATTTTCCAGTAACAGGCAATGACTTAATACAGAAGGGCATGAAGCCTGGACCAGAAATGGGTGCAATACTTAATCAATTAAAAACACAATGGAAGCAAAGTAACTTTACTGCTACCAAGGATGAATTATTAAATGCTACTTCATGAATTATATGAAGGTGTAAAAAACTATTATGCAACCAAAACAATCATCCTCCTGAAATAGTTTAATAAATACAAGCGTTATGACTGCACAAGATATACGTAAAACTATCGATATGCTTGAAAATTCTAGTATGGAATTAGTAGCTAATCGCGACTTTGATCTCGAAGACACTGTAGAAAAAGACGGCGTCGTATATGCACTTGGAAACACAGTGCATGACGATAATGACTCACGCAAGAACGACTACTCCGTATATCGTAAAACAAAAGATGGCGGATTTGAACACAACGGAAGGTTTTATCCTCAGCAATTCTACGTAGAGCTAGCAAAACTCCCAGTGAGTTCATATGCACCACGATCCGAAGTGGATCAAGCGTTCCAAAAATTTCTAGCTGAAGTATAAAAAGGACAATCATAATGTTAGGGTTAAATAGGCCATTTCTGAAATGGTGGGTTCAGTTTGTTTGTAGTATTTTCGCAATAGTTGTATTTTTTGAACTTGGCTGGTTACATGCTCTATACAACGCAGACATTACAAAAATTAGTATGCTAATTCTAACTGTCTTTATAAGCACTCAAATACTAATTGGTTACATGAGTAAATATACACAAGTTGTAAAAACAAGACGTCTAGCTAACTATGCATGGTTTTCAAGTGAAGCAATGATTACAATGGGAATGATTGGAACTGTTGCCGGATTCTTATTAATGCTTAACCATGCTTTTATAGGATTAGATGTTAAGAGCGTAGCCAGTGTGCAAGAAGCTATCAGTGAAATGGCTGTTGGTATGAGTACGGCTTTAAGTACTACATTAGTTGGACTAATTTGCAGTGTATTAACTAAAGTACAATTGGTTATATTAGAAAACTGCTGGAAAGACGATGGCGACTCCTAATCTAATTAGGTATAAGTCTAGTTTTGGTTTTATAGATTTACTTTTTAACTTATTAGTAGGCGTTACGTTAATGTTCTTTTTAGCGTTCTTGCTAATTAATCCAGTTGCTAAGAAAAAAGACATAGATGCAACAGCTGAATACTTTGTTATCTTGAGTTGGCAAGAAAAAAGTGCCAATGATATTGACTTGTGGGTAATGGACGATAAGCGACATATTGTAAGTTTTAGGTCACGTGATCGTGGTTTAATGCACTTGGACAGAGACGACCTAGGTCAGCGCAATGATTCATACATTGACAAGGATACTGGTAGAGTTATTAGAATATATGAAAATCGTGAAGTTGTAAGTATACGTGGCAAAGACCCTAGGGTATATACAGCAAGCGTACATCTTTATGCACTAACTGGGAGTTATATGGAAGAAAATCAATCTGAAGATGTTAGCATTGAATTAATACAAGTTAATCCTTATAAAGTATTAGAAACAAAAAAGTTAACGTTAACTGGCCGTGGTGACGAACAACATGTATTTGCATTTGAAGTTCGCGACGATGGCAGTACTATTGTAACTGAAACAGGTGAACTAATCGTTAATAACGAAGATATTATTAGTGACCGTCCAGATAATCATAGCCATCTAGAACCAGATGGGCCACCTCATATGTATAATTACGAACCAAACGGGATAGGAGGATGATTGAATTTAATCTAAATACAACTATACTAATAGTAATATGGGTTTTAGCAGGAGTTGTCGCTTTAGCACCTTTAGTTATACAAACAAATTGGAAACGATATCTGGTAGTTCCCCTAGTATTTTTTGCCATATATGCTAGTTTTATAACCAACAAAGAGTTCCTTGGTACACCAATATATGGTATTCCGGAAGATGAATTTGTATATGTATATCATACTATAGCCAAGTACGATGGTAATAAGATGGTTACCCTGTGGATTAGACAGTCTGACAGACAAAGATTATATAGATTCCCGTTTATTAAAAGCATGAAAGAAAGTTTAAGTCAGGCTAGAAAATCTAAAATGAGAGGCAAGTCTCTTAAGGGTAAGTTTGAAAGAACGAAGATCAAATCTAAAGATATGCTTGAAGACACTGAATCTCATATACTAAAAGTATACGAGTTTCCATACCAGCAAGTCTATCCCAAAGGTTGACATTAATACTATCAAGCTATATAATAAGACATAATAGTAAAGGAGTATTACATGAGCGACGGCGATAGAGTTTTTAATCCCGAAGAAAAAGCTAAACTAACACAATTAATCAACGAAGGCCTAACTGTATTACAAGAAGTTGACGATCTTAATGAAGGTCTTAGCGATACAGTAAAAGCCATTGCGGAAGAAATGCAGATTAAACCAACAGTACTTAAAAAAGCTGTTAAGACTGCATACAAAGCAGACTTTGCCAAGCATAGCGAAGATCTTGCCGCATTGGAAAACATTCTGGCCACTGTTGGTAAACTTAATTGACAGAGCGCAAACCTTATCAAGTCCTAGCCTGGTTCGGCACTACAATGATACTTGCAAGTGCTGTTGCCGCGGCCTTTAACATCTACCCACTATATCTGTGGATGTTTCTAATTAGCAATGGAATATGGGCGGCTGTAGGATTCCTATGGCGAGAAAATAGCTTGATTATTCTTAATACAGGACTTACAATAGTGTATATAGTGGGATTAGTATTTGAATGAGTTACGTAGACGCATACTTTGACAGAGATCATGATCGTATTCATGCAGTAGAACGTATAGATGGAAAGCGAGAATACAGAGAGTTTCCAGCAAACTATACGTTTTATTACAATGATAATCGTGGCAAACACAAAACAATCTACGGAAATCCCGTAAGCAGATTTAGCACACGCAACGGCAAAGAGTTCCACAAAGAAGTAAGGATCCATGGCGGAAGTGGAATCTGGGAAAGTGATATTAATCCAGTATTTCGTTGTTTAGAAGAGAATTATCTGGGTGTAGATTCTCCTAAGTTGCAAACAGCGTTTTTTGATATTGAGGTAGATTTTGATCCACAGCGTGGATACAGTAGTCCTGATGATCCCTTTAATATGATTACTGCTATCACAGTTCAAATGGACTGGACTGGCCAACTTGTAACATTAGCAATACCTCCCAAAAGCATGAGCATGGAGTCTGCTAAGGAAAGCATAGCAGACTTTGACAATACATTTTTATTTAAGACTGAAGCAGAGCTACTAAAGACATTCCTAGAGTTAATTGATGATGCAGATATCCTAAGTGGATGGAACAGCGAAGGATATGATATTCCTTATACTGTTAACCGTATTACCAGAGTACTAAGCAAAGACGATACACGCAAGTTTTGTTTATGGGGGCAGCATCCTAAGAAGCGCACGTTTGAACGTTTTGGATCGGAACAAACTACATATGATTTAATTGGCAGACAACACTTAGACTATATGCAATTATACCGCAAGTATACGTATCATGAAATGCATAGTTATAGTTTGGATGCCATTGGTGAATACGAACTTGGCGAGCGCAAAGTTGCGTATGAAGGGACCTTGGATCAATTATACAACCAAGACTTTTATACATTTATTGACTACAACAGACAAGATACATTGCTACTTAAAAAGTTAGACGATAAGCTCAAGTTTATTGACCTAGCTAATGTGCTAGCCCATGAAAACACAGTGCTATTGCCAACAACAATGGGTGCGGTTGCACTTACAGAACAGGCTATTATTAACCACGCTCATGAGCAAGGACTAGTTGTTCCTAACAAACAGAAGAGCGATGACGAACACAATAAAGCTGCTGGTGCATATGTAGCATATCCTAAAAAAGGGTTGCATGATTGGATTGGTAGTATTGACTTAAACAGTCTGTATCCCAGTGTAATTAGAGCTCTTAACATGGCGCCAGAAACAATAATTGGTCAGCTTAGGCCAGTAATTACTGATCATGCTATCAAGGAAAAACTATCAGATAAGAAAAGTTGGGCAGATGCCTGGGAAGGCGAGTTTGGTAGTAAAGAATATCAAGCAGTTATGAACATGGAAGCAGGCACTGAAATTACTATCGACTGGGAAGATGGCGATAATGATACACTGAGCGCCGCGGATGTCTGGAGGCTAGTTTTTGACAGCAATAATCCTTGGATATTAAGTGCAAACGGAACAATACTAACACATGAAAAACAGGGGATTATACCTGGGCTGTTGGAGCGTTGGTATGCAGAACGTCAAGAGATTCAAGCAAAGATGCGAAAAGCAGAAGGCAGTGAGCGTGAGTTTTGGGATAAGAGACAGTTAGTTAAAAAGATTAACTTGAACAGTTTGTATGGTGCAATCCTTAATCCATATTGTAGATTCCATGATCATCGTATTGGACAGAGTACTACACTTACAGGACGCTGTATTGCAAAACACATGAGCGCACAAGTAAACAAACTGCTTACTGATGAATATGATCACGTGGGGGAATGTGTTATCTATGGAGACACTGACTCAGTTTACTTTAGTGCATGGCCTGTGATAAAGGAACAAGTTGAAAAAGGTCAGATGAAGTGGGGCAAAGAAGAATGTATTTCTTTGTATGATCAACTTGGAGAAGCAGTAAACGAAACGTTTGCTGGATACATGGAGAAAGCATTTCATTGTCCACGTAACTTGGGTAGTATTATGGCAGGTGCTAGAGAGATTGTAGCAACTAAAGGACTGTTTATTACCAAGAAACGTTATGCGGCACTTGTTATTGATACTGAAGGTTATCGTAGTGACACGGAAGGCAAACCTGGCAAAGTTAAAGCAATGGGACTAGATCTTAAGCGTAGTGATACGCCAGCATTTATGCAGGACTTCCTGGGTGAACTATTACTTGACGTACTAACAGACAAAGATCCAGAGACTATTATTGAACGCATTAAAGAGTTTAAGTATGAGTTTACGGATCGTCCGGGCTGGGAAAAAGGCACTCCTAAACGTGTTAATAACTTAACTAAATTTACAGCTAAACATAACAGTGAAGGCAAGACTAATATGCCAGGACACGTTAGAGCGGCTATGAACTGGAATTACCTACGCAAACTTAATGGGGACAACTACAGTCAACAGATTGTGGATGGAATGAAAACCATTGTGTGTAAACTTAAAGATAATCCACTGGGTTATACAAGTGTAGGATATCCTACGGACGAAACAACACTGCCACAGTGGTTTAAGGATTTGCCATTTAACAACGAAGCTATGTTAGAAGCTATTGTAGATCAAAAGATTGATAACTTACTAGGCGATCTAAATTGGAACATCAAGGAAAAAACACAAACCAACAACACTTTTGATACGTTATTCTCATTTGAGTAATATACATATATAAATAATAGCATGAGCAGGCTTCATCAAAAACACAGTTTACTGGATCAACACCAAAGACAATTACAAAAACTTTCTGTTGACCTTGAGTTAGAAAGCAAAAAGCAATTAATCAAGGATCAAAGTATAAAGTGGAAAAATAAAGAATATCATGATGATGTTATTGCAAAACTTAATGCTCTACAAAATGCATATTCAGAATATACAGAATCAGCAAAGAGACTAAACGATAACTTATCAGCTAATGTAAGACGTTTAGAAAGTCGGATATTACAAAGGGATTATGAAGCATATGAAAATAATCCTACTGCTGGGTTTGAAACTGCGGAAAGACAGCAATATTTGTCTGCAGAGTTTTGTGAAGTTGTTGAAGGACATATACAGGCAAATACATTTTGGCAGTATCCTAGTTTAGAAGTAAATCCAGGCGATGGTAGATTCAGTATACTAATGAATGCTGCTGAGCCGCAGTATTGTATATCACAAAGCGATCTTACTACACAGGCTGTAAAGAGCCATTTTAACGAGTTCTACGCTGAAAAAAGGTTACGACTGTATAGAAATGTCAGTGAGATTCCTGATAATTGCGTGGGATTTGCTACTAGTATTAATCAATTTGAATACATGCCGCTGGATCCTATCAAAGATATCGCTAGACTAGTGTTTGATAAGCTACGACCAGGCGGTAAGTTCTTAATTTCATACAATGATTGTGAACAACGATACAGCCTAGAGCTAATGGATAACAATTTTAGATGTTTGGGCACAAGAAGTTTGATATCCAACGTTATGTTTGGATTGGGCTTTGATATTTTAGAAACTGGGACTGTAAATGACGGCGTTTGGAGTTTTATGATGTTGCAAAAGACAGGCACGTTGACTAGCCAAAAGCTGGCTGGGCCAGAAGTAGAGTTTATTCCAAAATTTATTCCCCATGTCAAGTGGCCAGTTGACTTACAAGAGTACGTAAAAAGCTGTTACGGAAACGGAAACAACGTGGGTTGGCTATTAAATGTTAAAGCTAACCTTGATCCTAAGTACCAGTTTATGATTTCTAGTATAGAAAAACACATATCCAGCCAATAAAAGTTATTGACTAACCTAATTTTACCTTGTAAAATTACACATAACACTTATACAAAAAGGACTATTTTATGAAAGATTTTCTACTTGATATTGTGCAACATACGCACAATCTAGGGTTTATTGACTTAGTTAAAGTTACAGGAGATGATACTACTACTAGTATTGAAGGACTTGCAGAAGACAGAAGTGTTATTCTCAAAGGAAAGTTCCACAACCCTGTAGCTGAGTTTATGGGCACGTTTGGTATGCCTAACTTGGATAAACTAGGTGTGATTTTGCGTATCCCGGAGTACGCAGAAGATGCTGTAGTCAGCATCAATTCACAGGATCGCAATGGCGAAACTGTGCCAGTTGGACTACACTTCGAAAACAAATCTGGAGACTTCCAAAACGATTACCGTTTCATGAGTAGTGACATTGTTAATGATCAACTTAAAACTGTACAAATGCGTTCAGTTAAATGGGGTGTTGACTTTGTACCTACTGTGGCCAGTATCGCACGTTTAAAGATGATGGTATCAGCTAACAGCGAACAAGGTGTTTTTATTGCTAAGTCGGAAGGCAAAGATCTTAAGTTTGCGTTTGGTGATGCAAGTACACACGCTGGTGAGTTTGTATTTCAGCATGATGTTGGTGGATCATTATCCAAGGCGTGGGCATGGCCAGTGGATCAAGTAAGTAAGATTTTGAGCCTTAGTGGTGATAGCACTTACAAGATCAGTGATGACGGCGTAACGCAAATTACGGTAGACAGCGGATTAGCAGTTTATGATTATTTGTTACCAGCACAAACCAAGTAACCATAGTAAAATCAATGGCAGATTTCTTTCGGCCCAAAAATTACGCAATGAAGATTAATCCAACGCTAAAGTATGCGTGGATTAATATACCTAAAAATGCTAGTAGTTTTATACAAAAAGTATTGGATGATAATCATTGGGTTGATGTACCGGAAGATCTTATAGTACCTATAGCTGAATCACCTAATATTGAAAAATTATCTGTACTCCGAGATCCAATTAAACGTTGGATAAGTGGACTCGCACAATGCATGTCTGAACGTGATATTAGTATAGATTTATTAGATAATGAAACATTTATTAAAACTATATTTTTAAATCCTGTATTTGATGATCACACAGAGTATCAACATAGATTTATAGGTAACGCAACAAATCTAAAATACATCTATTTGCAAAATACCAATCCCCAAAAGTTTTATAGATTACTAGCTTCTTGGATTAAAAGCACTAACGGAATTGCAGATTTTGATAATTATACTGAACCAGTTAATCCTGCATCCAATAATAAAGATAAACTTGCAATCCGCAACAAGCTAGATGAAATGTTTTCAAAAAATGTATCATTGCTAAGATTACATAAACGTGATTATGATATTTTAGATCAACATACGAAGTATAAAGAGGCCAAGTATGAGTAATAATTCGCGCATTAAAGTTCTAGAAGATCAACATTTTCGATTAAATAGAGCTATTACTGAGTTAGAAAAGAAGTAGAGTAGCAATTTATGCTATACATAGTTGGATGTAGTTATAGTGCCGATTACTGCTGGCCTAAGTTTGTAAAGTACGATCATATAAATTACAGCGAGCCAGGTGCTGGTAACAAATACATATATGCTTGTGTAGACCAGATACCATTAAGTAGTAAAGATAGTATTATAGTTCAATTTAGTGAGGTTGAACGCATTGATCTCGTATTAGACAAGAATAGTGCGTTCAACCAAACACTACAAGACGTTCCCAGTATTAGACAACGGGAACTTAAAAATTGTATAGCATGGTGTACAGCAGGACCACGTGGTGCGTGGAATAATAATCCGGTAGGTAAAAGATATTTGGTTCCACTAATGCGTGAGTATTACAGCGAGCACAGTCAAAAGATAGAAACCCTGGCATGGATTACCCAGGTTAAAAAAATAGTACAAGACAGTGGCGCCCGGTCTTTGTACTTAACATTACAAGATTTAGATAATTCCTTATTTCAAAGCCCGCCTATGAATAAGTGGGCACATGATAACGGAATGTTAGACGATGATGAATTTCATCTTAGTCATCAAGGGAACTTAGATTATTACAACTCTTTTATAAGCGAGTTTGTTAATGCTGGGGCGGCATGCTGATAATGGCGACAGATTAGATCTTAACGAAAAAAATACGTGGAAAGACTGGTTTAATAACTACAAAAGGTTGAATTTATACAGTAACGATGTTACAATAGACGAAATGCTAAAGTAAAATTATAATAGGAGTTATATATGAAAACTGGTGGTAATAATAGAATAGCTAATTTACACGACCAGCACAAGAGGCTAGACAACGCTATTACTGAATTAGAAAAAATTATAAGCACCGAAGCTGACATTGAGTTTAAGATCCACGATCTTAAAAAGAAGAAGCTAGCAGTAAAAGATGAAATTGCATTCTTAGAGAGTCAACAATCATTTGATTTTATGGAGTAATAATATGAAATACAGTATATCAATATCTGGATATGGATCAGAACAGGTCCTTGGCACATTAACTAAAGAGCAATATGACTTTTGGAAAGATTTAGAAGAAGAAGACATTATTGCTCATGCGTTTGATGATCCCTGGGATGAGAACGATGAAAATCCTGTCTTTGACGATTCTGACAAGAGGTTCCTTGGTCACTGGAATGAGCTTGACGATTTGCTACACCATTGGGGTGCAGAGGCTAGCGGAGCGTATATTGATATAGAGGACGAAGATGGCAACCAGATAGTAGGACAGTCCTGGGATGATTTTGAAGAAGAACAAGATATAATTATTACACATATAGATGAAGAAGAATGTGCTGAAAATGCTGAATATGTGTTTTCCGGTTCAAGTGCTGAAAAAGGCAATTTTGGTCAATACGAACTTGTAACAGACGAGCCAATAGATCTTTCTAAGCTAGAGTTTTGTCTGACAGACACTCCGGATAGAACAATGT